CGGTTGTTTGCTGGACCCATAGATTTCAGAACTCCGCAGTTTGTTTCATCACTTACTACGTTGCGACTGCCGTCAAATGATCCCTCACTTTGACAAACAGCCGACTTTTTTGCACCAGCCGGAGTGTCTGAATATTCAATGAACATCAGCGACCCGGAGATTGTTGTTGGAGCAGCCATTTTTGTTTTTTATTTTTGTGTTAAGAAATGCTCAAATCTTTTTATGATACGAAATATCTTTTCGGAATCATTATCCTCATATATTTCATCCTGTGTTTGTAGTGTTATTTGGGTGACTATGTGATTTTGAATTGGCAAATTGAACTCATTGGGCCAATACATCACCGAATTGTTGACCGTTTGTGCATAGGACGAGGCAAGTGATGTGTCTGCAATAACTGGGAATTTGGTAACGATTTCAACAACAATGATAACAGATTTGAACCAACCACTATTTGTTGGACCCAAATCAGTCAAGCCATCTGAACGAATCAAAATATAGTTTCCGTCCTGTGTTGCTGGCACCCCGTCTTTGAATACCGGGACCGCAAAATTTGCGTCGAGCCTTTTATACCAAGCCTCCTTCAATTCATAAATTGCCTCATTATATGCCATCGACTATTGCTTTTATTCGTGTCAATAAGTTGCTGCGAACTGGGGCCACATTTTTATAGAAAAATGGCTTTGGCGAAATACCATTTCGGTAAATTGACCGGGCAATGTTAAATGCCGCACGATCAGCATCTTTGCCTTTGGCAATCCCTTTTCGCTTTACCCATGCTTTTATTGCCTCAATCAATGACAATGTCCCTGTCCCCTTTTGCCCCTTAAATTGGGCCGCCACATCTTCAAATCCCGGTTCAATCCTGACTTTACTTTTTGTCCCAAACTCTACAAATGGGGCATAAGATATGCCAGCAAAAACCTCATAATTGAACGCATCAATTTGACGATGGCCAATTGACTTTTGTAGTCCGCCTTGGTCACCACCGTTGTTTGCTGCGTTTCTTTTAGCCAATGCCTCAAACTCCATTGCAGACGCACGGATTTCGTTGGCAACCTGTGCTTGCACATCCTTTTTGGCCGTTTCAATGGCCTTTATGTACGCATCCAACCCTATGACATTAGCTTTGAACATTGGCGAAAACTAACAAGTTGAATCTTTTTTCGTTTATACGTTCGATGTGTGTGATTGCGTAAGTGTCACCAAAATACAAAATTTTCCATTCACCAATCAAAATCGTGTTTTCACGAAACCAAATTTTGAATGTTCTGGATGTCCCAAGTGTCGTTCTTCCCTCGGCTTGGCTTCTGCCACCTCCATTGTCCGTTACCTCAGCCCACGCATTCCAGTATTGTGCCTGTTGCGTAGGGTCACCACTTTGATTGAAAGTGATTGTGTACCTGACCAATTGGATTGGTTTGTAATCGCCTATCCCAGCCATGTTAATGGTTGTTTATATGATGAAGCCAAAACCATTGCCTCCTTGCTTATTCCGTCAACATTAACATCACCACGATTGATGTACCGGTAGGCAATTTCCTTCAACATTGCGTCTTTTAGTCGTTTTGGCAAAGTAAGATATCCGGCATCATAAACCATCACCAAATTGCCATATTCAGGTGTCTTGAGAATGCGTTTGTTTGAACTTGTTGTGAAATCCAATTCATCCGATGCAAGTGACTCACCCTGTGGGTGCAATTCCAAGATGTCCAAAACTGGACCGAATGGAATCTCAAAGTTTCCAGCATAATTGTCGAACTCAATTTGCCATGTTTTCAGGACAAATGACAAACCGGTGTATTCTTCCAATGCTTCACGGCTTGCCTTAATTAGCGACAAAATGTAGGTGTTGTCATCATTGAACACGGGTGTGATGCTTGTATTGTCATTGATAAACCCCTCCAAACGAAGGTAATTTTTGACCTCAGCAAGTGTCACCGGCTCAACAATGCCAGACTCATTTGTCAAATCCTCCCAATCAATCAGCAAATTGTATTTCATAAATTTATTTAAAAAAGGGGCCGGGCCGAACCCGACCCCCTAAATCACCACATCAAACAAACAGCCTATTAGGATACGTTACCGAAATCTCCGTAAATAACGGCATCGGTACGCATGAGATTGATGTCCTCGAAGCACTCAACACGAGCAGTAACAAGGTTGCGTTGGAAGTTGTCGCTATCTTCGTAGCTGAACTCAACACGCAGGCTCTCAGTTTCTACACGCTCAATGTAGTCGCTATCAATGATCAAAGCCTTGTCATCAGTTACCCAAGATGCACCGATAACAGGTACACCGCAGATGCGGATGTTTCCAGCTGGATCAATGATAACACCACCGGGTACAGAGTAGTCAGATGGCTTTGTTTTCAGTAAGCGAGCCCACTGAGAATAGTTTACCAAAGCAAAAGATGCGTTGAAATTCGCATTCAATTGGTTGGCAATCCAGTCAACGAGTTGCTCAGCATCAACAGTTGCAGAGGTAGTTGTGCTTCCGGTAGCTGCGCCACTTACGGCAGAGAAAAACTGCTGATTCTCCTTTTTGTAGAAGTCACGCAGCAACATCCGCTGAAGTGAAGATTGAAGGAAAGGCAACTGGAACATCATTTGCTTGCTGAAACGAGCAAAGCCAGCGATGTAGTCAGAAACCACTTTAACCTCAGTCAGATCGTAATCAATCTGTCCTTTTGCGTTACCTTCAGTCTGAACGGTGATTGCACCCTCAGTTCCGGTTTCACGATAGGTTACATACAGACCAGTTGGAGATTGAGTTGTCGGAACCAAGTCACGGAAGTTGATTTTCTGTGAAGGCACCAGACCTTGACGGGTGTTGTAAGTAGCTTGACCATCACCAGTGAGGTTGTTAGTCAAAGTCATGTTTGCAACATCTTTCAATTCAAGAACCAGCTTTGCATTGCGATCTTTGGCAAATGCTTTGAACTCAGATTGCTTGCTTTCGAAAGCCTCATTCATAGCCTCAGAGAAAGAATCACCAAAAGACTTGGCTTTCTTAGTTTCCAGACTCTTTGCATTCTTAGCGGCAATCAGTTCGTCAAGGGCCTTTTGATTAGCCTTAGCAGCCTCGTCCATTGTAACAATGGCAGACTTTACTTCAGCAACTTGACCTTTAACATCAGCGATGGCAGCATCATTTGCGGCCTTCATCGTATTAACTGCGTCGGTGGCTGATTTCACCTCGGCGACGATTTTTTCAACGTTTTCCATTTTGTTTAGGAATTGATTGTTTTGATTAAATTGTTTATTGCAACATCCAAACCCTTCAAATCGACTTCCGGCTGAACTGTTTGCACGGGTTCAGTGGTTTCCGCCTCAATGGTCAGGATGGATTTCAGTGCCTCGTTTATTTGGGCCAAACGGATTTCCATAAACTCAAACGCATCGTCTGAGAAACGGCCATCCTTTAACGACTTGAGCAAAAGGCCCATTTCCTTGCTCAACTTTTCGTGTTCAACGGCAATGTCATCCTTTGTGAAGGATTTGCCAGCCGTCAAGGTTGGAGTCAAAGGATTGGCACCCCAAAGGACCGCCGAACCTTCAAACAACAACACCTCCTTGATCATATTATATTCAGTGCCATTCGACTTTTGTGCCTCGGCCTTAATAGTGCGGAAACCAATCGAATGTTGGTTGATGTGTCCAGTTTTGTAGAACTCAAGGACATCATTGCCCCACGTTGTGTTTGGGATGGTTGTGATTCCCACCAAATAGTCCCCATCAACGTACACATCCGAAAACTTGCCAACGGCAGATTTCAAGGATGGGTTGTGATCGGTCAGGTGCCAAATCAGGTTTGCCCCTTTGGGTCCACGTTCGGCCAAGGTTTTTGTGTAGGCCGTATGCTCAATCATGTCCCCATCCAAATCAATGTTGCCCATCTTGGAAATGGCAACTTTTACACGACGATCATTCTCGGACACATCACGGACCGAGTCACCAATCATTTTGCTCTCAAAGTATTTTTTCATTCTCGTTGTTTTCAAAGTTGGAGGGCCAGTCCCCGGTTCTTATCATATTTCGGTATTGCCTTAGCGGCTGGTCACCTCCTTTGTATTATGAATCCCCTTTCATCCCTTTTTGGGATTGCGGCCCAAGTGCAACGGCAGTTGATAACCATTGCAGCCGAACCGCCGGGGGCTTGGGGAAATTTAATTCGCTCACCGCTTCGGGGGTCCACAAAGTCAGCATTGTAATCAACAACCTGACCGTCCATGTGGTAGTGGTCCTTTTTATCTTTAGGCTTCACCCCCCTTGTTCGCTGATCGCGAAACGCAAACCATTCCTTTTGCATCTCCACGTTAAAGGAATCAGCGGCAACTTTTACCCCTGT